TCATCCTGTCACAAAAGACCTTACAATTCTCAAAAATGAGAACGCAATTAAGAAATCTGTAAGAAATTTAGTACAAACAATCCCAACTGAGAGGTTTTTTAACTCAGCATTGGGATCTGAGGTGCGTGATAGCCTATTTGACTTTGTTGATTTTGGTACTGCGTCTGTAATACAGAACCAAATTGAAATTACACTGGCAAACTTTGAACCAAGAGTTGAAAATGTGGTCGTTGAGGTACAACCAAGACCAGATTTGAACGAATTTCAAGTCACAGTTATATTTGATATTATAGGACAAGAATTCCCAACCCAAGATTTCACATTTATGCTCGAAGCAACAAGATAAATGCCTTTTACTAAGTTTACAAACCTCGATTTTGACCAAATCAAGACCTCAATTAAGGATTATCTCCGTTCTAACTCAGATTTTTCAGATTTTGACTTTGAAGGGTCTAATTTTTCGGTTTTAATAGACACTTTAGCATATAATACGTATATTACAGCATTTAATTCCAATATGATTGTGAATGAGTCCTTCTTAGACTCTGCAACATTGCGTGAGAATGTAGTTGCACTTGCTAGAAACGTTGGATATGTACCAAGATCAAGAACTGCTGCTCAAGCAACAGTATCTTTTGATGTAACTGTAAACTCAAATACACCAACATTAACACTACAACCTGGTTTAGTCTGTGTAGGTAATCAAAGTGATACTGCTTTTGTGTTTTCAATACCAGAAACCATTACATCTGCTGCTACACAAACATTAGATGGATTGGGTAATGTTTCATCAAGTACTGCTTCATTTAACGATGTGATAGTATATCAGGGAACTTATTTAAGTAAGACATTCGCAGTAGATGGTTCATTAGATCAAAGATTTATATTAGATAATGCATTTATTGACACTTCAACAATACGTGTTTATGTAAAAGGTTCTGCAGATACAGGTTTAGGAAGAGAATATCGCAAAGTAGACAATATATTAAACATATCAAGTACTTCTGAGACATACTTGATACAGGAGGTTACAGATGAGAGATATGAGTTATTATTTGGTGATGGTGTATTTGGTAAAAAATTAGAAAATGAAGCAGTAATCACTGTTAGATACATTATTACTGATGGTATTGAAGGTAATGGTCCTTCATCGTTTACTTACTCAGGTAGTGTTACTTCATCAACTGAACAAATACTCTTACCATCAAACACCCCCAATATAACTACCACTCAGTCGGCATCTAATGGGGGTAATATTGAGTCTATAGACTCTATTAAGTATTTTGCACCAAGACTTTACTCATCGCAGTATAGAGCAGTTACAGGAAGGGATTATGAGGCAGTTATTCAACAAATCTATCCTAATACTGAATCTGTATCAGTGGTTGGTGGTGAAGAATTAGATCCACCAGAATTTGGGACAGTTTTTATAACAATCAAACCAAAAAATGGTGAATTTGTATCTGATTTTGATAAAAGAGCAATTTTATCAAACTTAAAAAGTTACTCATTAGCAGGTATTAATCAAAAACTACTTGATTTGAAATTATTGTATGTTGAATTAGAAAGTTATGTATATTATGACCCATCTAAGACATCAACTGTATCTGAATTGAAAACTAATATTATAAATGGTCTTACTACTTACTCTAATACAACCGATTTAAATAAATTTGGTGGAAGATTTAGATATAGTAAGATATTAAATGTTATTGATAATATAGACAGTTCAATTACATCTAATATAACAAGAGTTATTGTTAGAAGAAATTTAAGAGCATTAACAAACCAGTTTGCTCAATATGAATTATGTTATGGTAATAAGTTTCATATTAACCCTGAAGGTAAGAATATTAAGAGTACTGGATTTACGATTGCAGGATTTAGTGACACTCTTTATATTACAGATATTCCAAATAAGCATAGTGATGGCACTTTAGATGGAAGTGGAAAGGGTGTATTAGCTATTGTAAAGGGTGATGCTGAATTATCAAGAAGTCAGTTGGTAGTTGCTTCAGCAGGAACTGTTGATTATGATCATGGAGAGATAATTCTATCTACAATTAACTTCACATCAACTGTAAAAACAAATAATATTATTGAAATACAAGCATTCCCAGAATCTAATGATGTTATTGGATTAAAGGACTTGTATTTGAGTTTTGACGTTGGAAATAGTGAGATAAATATGGTTAAAGACACAATTTCTTCTGGTGAACAGATATCTGGTGTCGGTTATAAGGTTACATCAAGTTATGCAAACGGAGCATTAATAAGAGGATAATATGATCACCACTGGAATTGATAAAAGAGTCAAAGTCCAACAGATAATTGAAAACCAAGTTCCAGAGTTTTTATTATCTGAAAGTCCAAAGGCAGTAGATTTTTTAAAACAATATTACATATCTCAGGAATATCAAGGAGGTTCAATCGACCTAACTGATAACCTAGATCAGTATTTAAAATTAGACAATTTAACACCAGAAGTTGTTGTTGGTGAAACTAAGTTAAGTGCAGGGGTAACTACTGCTGCAACAACAATAAATGTTGATACTACAAAAGGATTTCCAAATGAATATGGTCTTTTCAAGATTAATGATGAGGTTATAACATATACTGGTGTTACTACAAACAGTTTTACTGGATGTGTTCGTGGTTTTAGTGGTATAACAACTTATCATGCAGAAAATGCACCTAAAGAACTAGTTTTTTCAAGTACATCAGCGACTAATCACAGTAATGATGATACTGTTATTAATTTAAGTGCGTTATTTTTAAAAGAATTTTATAAAAAAACAAAATCAACACTTACACCAGGTTTAGATGATGTAGATTTTGTCAATAATCTAGATGTAAGTAATTTTATTAAAAATTCAAAATCATTATACCAATCAAAAGGTACAGAAGAGTCATTTAGAATTTTATTCAATGTTTTATACAATACAACTCCAACTATTGTAGATTTAGAGCAATATTTAATAAAACCATCTTCAGCAGAGTATATTAGAAGAGAAATAGTATTAGCAGAGGCATTATCTGGAAATCCATCTAATTTAGTTGGACAAACTATCATAAAATCAACTGATAGTGCAACTAGAGCATCAATATCTGAAGTAGAACCATTAACAAGAAAGGGAAAAGTATATTATAAAATAGGTTTATTCGTTGGTTTTAATGATGTTGACCTTATTGAAGGGACATTTAATATAACTGGTAAAACCAAAGTAATTGGCAATGTATCTGCAGGTTCTTCAGTAATAACTGTTGATTCCACTGTTGGATTTGCTCAAACAGGAACTTTAGTATCTGGTATAAGCACAAACATCTATTATAATGATAAATCAGTCAATCAATTCTTTGGTTGTGAAAATATTATTGATGATATATCTACTTCTGATGATTTAAGATCAAATGAATTTTATTATGGTTATGAAAATGGTGATTTAAGTAAAAAAGCAGAAATTAGATTAACAGGAGTCTTATCAAAATTTGTTCCAACCTCAGATATTCGATTATTGACTGAAGGTGAAAAAATTACTGTTAGAAATGTTGGTGAAAAGATAACAAATCCTACAGAAGATAAAACTAAGAAGCAGATATTTGCAAACTCATGGATTTATAATACATCATCTAGATTTAGAATTGAAAGTATATCTGGTGCTAATATTGTTCTATTTACAAGAGATATTGACAAATCAAGTCTAAAAGTTGGAGATAATGTTGAAATACTATTCAGAAATGAAGAAACTAAGATATCTACAGGAGTTGTAGGTAATATTGATAAACCAACTGGCACTATTTCACTCAATAATTTAACAAATCAACCAGGAATTACTTTATTTCCAGACCCAAATAGAGAATATGATTTAAGAAGAGTAATAAATCGTGCAACAAGTACAATAGCAGATATAGAATTTGGAAATAGTGTACTAACAACTGATATAACAAATGTATATAACGAATCAAATACAAATTTTTATGTTGCATCTAACTCCCTACCATCATATCAAATTACTGCATCATTACCAAAAGCAATATTACCTAATGCAATAGCAGGTAATCAATTACCACAATCTGGATATAATGGAGACACTCTTAAGTATAGTATTCTATCATTCCAAAATCCAGTTCCTTTTATAACTGGTGATGAAATTTTTTATACGGCTCAAGGAACAGTTTTACCAAATTTACCAGAAGCATCTTACTTTGTTGAGGTATTAAACAATCCAAACCAAATACGTCTTTACAGATCAAGATCATTTATACCCATAGCTGACTTTGAGGAATTTGAAGCATTACCATCTGGTTCTGGAACTCATACATTTTCTTTAGTTGGTATTATTGAGCAGGAAATAGCTCCTCAAAAACTATTAAAGAAATTCTCATTAAGTCCTAATCTTACAAATGCAACATCAGTTGTTACAACACCTGGTACAACTGGAATGTTAGTAAATGGGGTTGAAATAAGAAATTACAAATCTGACGATAAAATATTTTTTGGACCTTTAGATAATGTTAGTTTATTAAATGGTGGTAGTAACTACGATCTTTTAAACCCACCAACTATTGAGTTATCAGCACCTGTTGCAGGAAGTACCAATGCTTTAATAAGACCTGTAATTACAGGTTCTGTGGAAGATGTTCAAGTTGATCCTCAAGATTTTGATATTAAAAGAGTAATATCAGTTACTATTGAGGGTGGTAATGGAACTGGATCTGTTTTAGAACCTTTATTATCAGAAAGAAGAAGAGAGATATCATTTGATGCAAGATTAATAGCAGAATCTGGTGGAATTGATAATATAAATGAAACTCTTACATTCTTAGGTAAACACAATATTG